CTGTAAACGCCGCTGTGGTGTCAGGGAAGCTCGCACAGGTCACGGCTGGGTTCGCGTACCATAACATCGCTTACGACGCCTCAGAGAGCGATACACGGGCTTACGACGAGCTGCACACCGCGAAGCTGGACGTGCTGGACGAGATTATCTCCAGCGCTCAAGGTTCCCCCGTCCTGGTGTTCTACCGATTCAAGGCGGAGCTAGAGATGATGCAGAAGCGGTATGGCACGGACGTTCACACGGTCAAAGAGAAAGACTTCGCCGAACGGTGGAACAGGGGAGAGCTGCCGATACTTGCAGCCCACCCGGCCAGCATCGGCCACGGCTTGAACCTCCAGCACGGCGGCTACACGGCGGTGTGGCTCTCCCTGCCCTGGAGCAGTGAGGAATATCTACAGTCCAACAAACGACTGGCCCGCAGCGGGCAAAAACACACGGTGACTATTCACCACATCATGGCCGAGGACTCGATCGACGGCCACGTTTTCGACAAACTAACTCACAAAGTGGACGCTCAGCAGCGCCTACTGGACTATTTGAAAGACGACTAGAAAGGATACAGAGCAATGTCATGGGAGCACTTCGGACTGGAATACATGCCAGTACAGAAAAAGGGTGTGGAGGTTCTTGTCACCGGACTATCTGGTGCGGACGACACCACGTACTACGGGTGGGGTACCACCATCACCACTTGGAATAAAAGGTTTTTCTACAGCGAGGAATTTCTAAAGAACGCGCAACGGTTCCTGCCGTGGGTAGAGCAAGACGTACACAACCTGGGAAATTGGGCATTCCGCGACTTTGGAATTGTGATGGTAGAAGGCGAATTTAACGGCTACACTCAAGCGTCTTTCTTCAATGCTGAGGTGTTCCGTCTTCACCAGATGGTGCGAAAAGCTATGGAGAAGGACATGGAGTTTGAGCCAGGGGTCAAGAACGTTTACCACAAAGTATGGGAGCGGTACACGTCGCTGCCTATTGATAACCCGCAGCCCAAGACGGAGAAAATCACCCTCAACGGGAGGACCTACGAGCTTGGGTACAAAGACGACATATGCGTGTTCTCTGGCTCGAAGTATCTCGCCCGTACCTACCGAGACCCTGGGCTGGTAAGGCTACGCGCCGTGACGTTCACCCGCGTAGACGACTAGCCCCTAGATAGCACAAAACCCGCCGGGAAAGTCTGAAAACCGGCGGGTTTTGTGTTTCCACCTACACGTAGTAAAGTGAAAGGGTAAACACAAGTCTATTATTGCATACTTGCAGAAAGTCTGAAAATGGAAACTTTTACCTTCGAGTTCGCCAACGGAATTTCACCCGACACTGAGCGCAAAGAACTCTCCCTTGACGCCGTACTGAACATGCTGCAAAACCCCGGCAGTATCAAGGCAGAACGCAGCTACATCCCCGGCACGCTGAAAAACCACCGCCGAGCAACCTCCAACGTTGAGTCCCGATCCATGCTCACCCTTGACCTGGACGGCGCGCTAGACGGGGGCAAAGAAGCCCTAGAAGAGTACCTGAAACCCTACGTTTACCTGTGGCATACGACGTTCTCCCACACCCCAGAAGACCCGCACTATCGGTACCTGATACCGCTGGCGACAGAGGTCAGCGCCGAAGACTACCGCCGGATCATCGACCACATCATTGTCGAAAACCATGAAGCGTCTATCGACCCGTCCAGCGCCAAGCCCGCCCAGATTATGTTTACGCCCGCAGCGAAACACCCGGAGCACTACCAGTTCGGGGCGCATCTGGTCGGCGAATACATCTTCATGCGGGGTGGTGACTACGACGTTACCCCCCACCAAGCCGAGGTAGCCCTGCTAGACCCGAAGGTGTTCCTCTCGGACGAGCGGGCCGGGGAGTACATTGTTCCGTTGGCCCGTTCAGCAGGTCAGAAAGGCGATCCGGAGAGCGCGCCGGGCATTATCGGCGAGTTCAACAAAGCCTTCCTCGACTTCGGCGAACTTATCGACACTTTCGACCTGCCGTACACCCCCGAAGGCGAGGGTCTGTGGCGGTACAAGGGAACCACCAGCGCCGCTGGCGTGTCCGAGGTGGAAGGACGCCCCGGCCTGTGGTGGTCTTGGCACTCTACCGACCCCGCCTCAGGCTACGCACAGAACGCTTTCGATATGGTGCGCATCCACAAATTCGGGCACCTGGACGAAGGGTTGAAAGGCTCCCGTCCGGCGAACCGTATGCCGTCCTTCAAGGCGGCGAAGGAATACGTCTCGCAGAACGAGACTTTCATCTCGCGCTCGCAGAAGAACGCTTTCGCCGCTATCGCAGATAATCTTGAGGGTATGCTCTCCGATACCGACCTAGAAACCGCCCCCGAGACGGTGAAGACCCTCCCCCGTCAGAGTGCGGTTGCCGCTCAGAAACCGGCGGAGCCGTCCACCGCATGGGTCAAGGAACTGGTGACCGATAAAGACGGGGCCGTCAAAGACACGATCGGGAACCTGGACATCCTCTCCGAGAACGATCCAGTACTTCGCCGCTTGGCGTGGTGCGAACGCGGCAACTACGAGTCGTATGTTCCGGTGAGTGAGGCCCGTAACGACGACGCGAAGCCTCAACCTCTCACCACCCACGGCGTGTACGACCTCATGTCCCATCTGGAACGTGTGTACGGGCTGCGGCTATCGAAAACCCGTATGGAGCAGGTTATCGGTTCCTGTATGCAGAAGCACAGGTTCGACCCTGTACAGGACTACCTCACGTCCTTGGAGTGGGACGGGGTATCCCGCCTGGAGACCTGCCTACCGGGCGCAGAGGACAACGAATACAACCGTCTGGTGGCGCGTAAGGCGCTGGTAGGTGCAGTGGCGCGCGCAATGGACCCTGGATGCAAGGCGGATTTGAGCCTCATTCTGTACGGCACCGCCGGTATCGGTAAAACCTGGTGGATAGAACAAATGTCCCGTGGGTTCAGCGCGCCGCTGGGAAACATCGAACATAAAGACACCCTCATTATCGCGTCCCAGTCCTGGATCGTCGTCTCAGACGAAGGACACGCCATGAACAAGGCAGACTTCAACCGCCTCAAAGAGTTCATGACGCAAACCCACGATGTGTACCGCGCACCCTACGAGCGTTCAGCCGTCACGACGCCGCGACGGTGGGTTGTCTGGGGGAGCACTAACGATCCGTACATTTTGCGTCAGCGTGAAGGTAACCGCCGCTTCCTCATCGTGGACTGCAAAGAGAAGGCAGACTTCACCAAATACACCGACGAGTACGTAGCCCAGGTGTGGGCCGAGGCCGTGCACCTGTGGCGTTTGGGCGAGACTCCCTTCCTCACCGAAGCCGAAGAGCTGCTGGCCGACCTCATGCGCGAGAACCACACTCAGGCAGATATGCTCTCAGGCTCTATCGAAGAGTTCATTGAGCAGCCCGTTCCCGCCGGGTGGGAGGACCTGCTGGTCAGCTCCCGCATGGCTCAGTCTGAGGTCATGGCCGTGGGCGCAGCTGACTTTGCGGACAGTGAGCTACGTAAGACAATCAGCGTTCCCGAGCTGTGGTGCGAGATGATGCACAAGCCGCTGGGCGACCTTGGATTCAGGGAGCAAAGGCGAATACTGGAGACGCTGCTGGGCATGACACAATCCGGCAAGCTGCGCCGACGCCCGCAAGCCGCGCACGTGTCCGGGTACGGCACCCAAATTGTGTTCGATATTGTACGTGAGTAGGCTCACACCATCTGAGTTTGCATTCATGTGAAGCCATATCCTATGATTGAGTTATCGGGAACATCCCCGGTAACTCAATCGAAAGGACACTCTCATGACCCCGTTTCAGGCAATGTTGGCACGGAACCTGGTTGGCTTCCTGCGTGACACTACGGACTCATTCTCCCGCCACTTAGGTCGGGTAGAAACATGGATGGGTGAAGCCCCGCTGGCCGCAGACTCCGTGCCGGAGAAGGTACAGGCAGTAGCCGCCAAGACGGAGGAAGCTGCACCTGCAAAGCCCCGCGCAACACGTGCGAAGGCAACCCCGAAGGCAAAGACTGAGGCACCCGCCGAGGCAGCCGAAACCCCCGAGACTGCACCGGAAACTCCGGCAAAGCCTACCCCTAAGACACGGGCAAAGGCAACCCCGAAGGCAAAGGCAGTGGCAAAGACTGAGGCACCTGCCGAGGACGAGCCGGAGCTGGACCCCAGCCCCGAGCGTATCCGGGAAGTAGCGCTACAGCTGAACGCCCTGGACGGGGGTAAGGAAGCCCTGGAGAAAATCGTTCACGGCTACGACGTGCAGAAACTTGTCCGCGTGCCGCAGTCTGAGTACACGAACCTGCTCGTCCACATGAAGGCAGAAATCAAGAGGATCGAGAATGAGCAAGGAAACTAAACCGGGCGAGCGTGCACACGCGAAGCTCTCCCCGTCCAGCTCCAGCCGGTGGCTAAGCTGCACCGCCTCTCACGCAGAGATTGAGAAGCACCCCGAGCTGGTGAAGGATACAGCAGGGTTCGCGGCAGAGGAAGGCACTCTAGCCCACGCCGTGCTGGAAAATGAGCACCTGCTGCTGCTTGGCAAGCGGACAAAGGCCGAGTACGACAAGGAACGTAAGGTTCTTATCGCTTTGCTGAACGACCTGCTGGACGAGGGGGCGAAAACCTACGCCACAATGGCAGGGTACGCCCAGCAGCAGATTGACCTTATCGACTCCCTGACGGAGGGCGACAAAGGCGCATTCATTGCGCTGGAGGTTCGGGTAGACCCGAAAATCCCGCACTGCTTCGGCACCTCCGACGCGGTTGTCATCACCGGCACCGACCTGCACGTTGTGGACTACAAGTACGGCATGGGAACCCCCGTCTCGCCGGTGGAAAACTCCCAGCTGATGCTCTACGGGCTAGGCGCTCTCGAAGAATACGATTTGGTATACGACATCGAGACGGTGCACCTGCACATCGTACAGCCCCGCATCGACAACGTTCGCAGCTGGAGCATTAGCGCGGATAACCTGCGTACCTGGCGCGAAGAGGTTGCGTTACCTGCGGCTAAAGTCTTTGAGTCGTTCCTCGACGGAGACGACGGAATCGGGGAATATGACCCTGGCGAGAAGCAGTGCCAGTGGTGCCCCGCCAAGCCCATATGCCCTGCACGTGCGCAGCACATACTGGACGAAGCGTTCGGAGAGTTTGAAAGCTCAGACTTCGAGAACATCGTAGAGAACGTTACCGCCTTGACGGTGGAAGAGCTGACGCCCGAGCAGATCGCCCGCGTGGTGTTGAACCGGACGAAGGTTGAAGCCTGGATGAAGCAGCTAGAAGCCTACGTTATCGACCAGGCCAAGGCCGGGAACCTGCAACTGCCTGGCGTGAAGGTTGTCAAAGGCTCTTCCCGCCGTGTGCTGAACGATACTCCAGAGCTTCGCGCCCTGCTCCTTGAGGGCGGGTACGAAGAGAAGGACTTCGTTCGTGTCAAGGAATCCTTGATTACCCTCTCGCAGATGGAGAAGCTGCTCGGCGAGAAGCTGGATAAATCCATCGTCCAGAACTACGTCGAGGTCAAGGAAGGCCCGCCCAAGGTAAAGCCTGGCGATCCGTCAGAATCGAACGTTGCAGATATTTCAGATGTGCTGGACGGGGCAGAGTTGTGAAAGTCTACATCCACCGACAACAACTGGAGCAGTTCATTCGCCAGACTCAGGGCATAGACTCCATGCGCTCGCTCTCACGCCGGTTGGGCATATACGAACACACGTTCGACCAAGCGGTGCGCCGACAGAGCCAAGTCAGCCTCGATTTGTTCTACGCAATGCATAAAGAGTTCGGCTTCGAAATGAAGCATGTAACCTGTGACGGAGTTCCCTGCAAGGAACTTGGCACAGACCCACGGTACGGGGTATTCCACGCTACCGACGAAAACTAAAACTGTAAACCTTTAAGAAGAAAGAATATAGAATCATGGCAATTACCCTCGGCAAGGTACGTTTCAACTACCCCGCTCTCACCTCCCCCACCGGCTACCAGGACTCCGCACCCAAGTACGGTATCCAGATCATCGTCGATAAGAACGCTCCTGCCCCAAACTACGTCCGCTTGGACAATGGCGACATTATCCCCAAGAAGGCAGCCCCTCGCAACGCCAAGGTCACGCCGGTGACTCAGGTAGAAGTTTTGGAGAGCGCCGTCATGGACGCAATTCAGTACGCGGAAGACTCGAAGAGCATCGACAAGGAATTGGCTAAGATGCTGCGGGAGAACTGGAGCAACGCTGACGATCTGGCAGCTGCTACTATCCGCAAGGTAAAGGGTGGTGCGAAGACCACTATCAAGGACTCCGAGCAGGTCGCGGAACTGGCCGAGAAGGACGGGTACCAAAACACCCTTTCGTTCTCCGCCCGTCGTATGCCCGACGCGAAGAAACCCAACGACAATGCGCCGCAGGTCGGGCAGGTTATCGGCGGCAAGGTAACACCTGTCAGCAAGGAAGAGGCAGAGTCAATCGTCACCTCCGGCGATTACGGGTTTGCCACCTTCAACCCCTACGTCTCAACCAAGTTCGGTACCGCGCTGGCCTTCTGGCTGGACGTGGTTATCAAGACGGCTGACGGCGAACCTCTGACCGCAGCACCGACCCTGAACTCTACCGCTTCTGACCTTGAGGATTACCTCGAAATGGAAGCTGACGACATCCTGGGCGACGTGACCGAAGACGACGATAACGATAGCGTCTTCTAAAAGCCCTGACACGAAACAAGCCCCGGAGAGAAGGCAATCTCCGGGGCTTGGAAAGGACGAGCAATGTCAGAATTATTATACTTGGACTTTGAAACGTTTGGCACATACCCGATTACTAAGACGGGTGCCTACCGCTACGGCGAAGACCCGCTGTGTGAGCCGATTATACTGAGCTACGCCTTCGGCTGGGACCCCGTAACCCGTCTTGAAGGGTGGGACGACATTGTGCGGTTCTTCCTCAAGAACGTGACGAAGAGCCAGAAAATGGTCGCCCATAACGCCAACTTCGAGCGTGTTATCGTCTCCATCATTGAGGACTGCAAGCCCGGCGAGTACGTCCACCCGTCCCGGTTCATCGACACAGCGGCCATGTCGGCGTACTACGGCCTACCTCGCTCACTGGACGGAATGACAAAGGCCCTGGGCGTATCGAACAAAGATTCAGCCGGTTCAGCTCTTATCCGCAAGTTCTCCATGCCGCAGCGTGACGGGCGTCAGATTATGCCTGAGGACGAACCGATCGCATGGGAAGCGTTCGGAGACTACGCAGACCAAGACGTAGCCGCCATGCGTGAGGCGTACCTAGAGATGATTAACCGCTTTGGCGAGTTCCCCGAACAGGCACAGCGTGAGTGGGAAGTAGACCAGCTTATCAATGACCGGGGCGTCCGGGTCGATACCATGCTTGCCGAGCGTGCTGTGTATGTCGGAGACATTGCCAAGGCACGCGCCAAAGCCAAGGCGGAGGACTTGACAGGAATCGACAATGCAGGTTCCCGCCAGCAGGTGATTGACTTTCTCATTGACATGGATGTTCTGACGCCGGACGGGCACGAGATGGTCCCGAACAGCAACGGTGGCATGACGAAGCGTGCAGTGTACAAGCTCAATTCCACCGGCGAACGGGCACCTCAGCTGGACGCTGACGGGGTGAAGCAGTTCCTAGAGATGGAAGACCTGCCGGAGATAGTACGCGAGCTGCTGACGCTGCGTCAGACCTACACAGCATCTTCCGCAGCCAAGTTCAATGCCATGCTGAACATGGCGGGGGTAGGCTCCCGTGCACGGGGCGTCTTCCAGTACTTCGGCGCACACACCGGACGCTGGGCAGGGCGTGGTATCCAGCTGCAGAACCTCCCGAAAGAATCTCTGGGCGGGGAAGAGGAAACCCAAGCCGGGGTGGACAAGCTCATGAACGGTGACTACATCCCCGAGTCACTGTCTGAACTCAAGCCCCTTATCCGTGCGTCCGTCATGGCTCCTGAGGATGGAACGCTGACGGTCTGCGATTACAGCGCGATTGAGGCCCGTGTGCTGGCGTGGCTGGCCGGGGAAGAGTGGGTTCTCGAAGCGTTCCGTGGGGGGCGAGACATCTATATCGAGACGGCTGCCCGTATGTTCGATTTGGAGTATGAAGAGGCGCGCAAGATTCGCCAGAAAGGCAAGGTCGCCGTGCTGGCCCTGGGCTACGGCGGCGGCGTGAACGCTCTTCGCCGAATGGGTGGCGAAGGTACCGACGACGAACTCAAGCAGCTGGTGTGGGCGTGGCGAGACGCCAATCCTAACATCGTCTCATTCTGGCGGCTGCTGGAGCTGGTCTTCAAGGCCGGTTCGGGGCAAGCCTTCGACCACATCAGCATTGACTCCATCGGGAACACCCGACGAGTCCATCTCCCGTCAGGCCGAGCCATGCACTACCATGACGTGCAGGTGAAGCAAATGGAGAAGTTCGGCAAGCTGCGGAGTATTATCCACTTCCGCAACTACTTCAAGAAGGACTGGGCGCTAGACCCCACCTATGGGGGAAAGCTCTCCGAGAACGTTACACAGGCCGTGGCGCGAGATGTTTTGGCGAACGCCCTGTGTACACTGGAACTGTACGGCGCTGAGCCTGTCGCACACGTCCATGACGAGGTGTTGTGCCAGAGCGGAATAGACGTCGATCGAATGAAGAATCTTATGGGCGTGACGGGGGGAGACTTCTTCCCGTCATGGGCCGAAGGGTTGCCGCTTGCTGCAGAAGGATACTACTGCAAGCGCTACCGGAAGGAATAGAATAATGAAACTGCCAGTAAACCCCGACGTGGTTCGGGTCTGCATTAAATTCTACGCATACCTCAAGAAGGTGCAGGTAGAGGCGATGAAGACTCTGATTCGCTTCAAGAAGGAAGTCAAAGAGTACGTCCGTCTTATCGCTCCGTGGCTGGCGCGTCCTGTCCAGGAAAGCCTACGACTACCTCTTGTTAAAACCCCTGAGGACAGGTGGAAAGAGGCAGTGAAGATATGGCCGTGGCAGCTGGTGTTCTTAGAGCAGTTTCTATCCGGTGCCCCCCGTCTCAGCCCCATTTCCTCTGCACTGAAACGAGAGGCCCCGCTATACACTTCCTTCGGAACTCCGGTCATTTACGGGGCGACAATGCGCGCACATGACGGAAGCATTCAGGGAGCAGGTGCGACGATATGGAGCTAGAGAGTCTGGAGCAAGGCATTATAGGTCTGCTAACCCAAATCCCCCTCGCCCTTGAGTATGACGAGCCGAGGGCGAAACTCCATGCAGCGTTGTTCCACATACGAACTCGCCCCGAAGACATAACCCCCGAATGGTGGGAAAAGAAACGTGACGAGGTGCAGCGGCTCCTCGAAGACATCGAAGAAAGGCACAAGGCATTCCTATGACGCACGAAGCAGCAGAGAATGCAGAACGGTATGCGCCGATCCACGGCGTTGAGCTAGACGAGAGCATCCACAGCTTCCACATGTGGGTCGGGTGTGCGTTGAAATACGCCTGGAGGTTCCCCCGCAAGGGTGGCATCAACGACTTGCGTAAGATGCTGGACTGCATGGGACGTTCGTACAAGACGGTGGGAGACATCCCGCTAGTGCGAAAGTCTATGGGGCAGCTCGGGCTGTTCAAGCTGTTCGAGAAACTGATAGGCTCCCTCTCTGAGGCCGTACCTCCCTGCAACAACGCGAAGCAGCTAGTCATCAACTGCGAGACGCCCGCCGGGTTCTCGGCAGGGCTGCACGCGGCGGTGCTGATAAACATCCTGACCTTCGCGTGTGCGCATATGTCCGCAACCACCCGTCATCCAGGCGATTCAATCGACATGGACGACCTGCGGGCTATGAAGCGGACCATACGGGAGATTGACTCCATTATCAAAGAGCTGGAGAAGCGCGACGCCGAACCTGTGTTCCTAGACATTCGCGGACAATCTCGCCGGGTGCAAACGCTAGATGATGTTTGGCTCGCCGATCACGCCCACCTGCTATAGGAAAACCCCCGGCGAGAGGTGGGCACCGGGGGCAGCCGTGGCAAGACGACATATCTATTATAAAGAGCAAACCCCCGTCAAGATGAGTGAGTCTTGACGGGGGTTTGTTGTCCCTCAGTAATCCTGGACGGGACTCAGTATATCACTTACCCAAACAGCGAGAAGAGCCACGCTGCGATCTGGTAAAAGTGAGGGCCGTAGATGTTCATTATATCTCCTTACTGTACGTTCTCGCGGGGGAACTCATACTTAGCGTAGTCTGCATGGTTTGCAGGGAGTTCCTGGGAAACTTCCGGCTTCGGGGCCTCGGGGGAGACCTCAGGGAGGATGCTGCCCAGAGCCTCTGCCAGGGAGAACTTCTCCCCGCGTGCCAGGTAGCCGCCAAGGATGGTGCCGAGGGTGGAAATCAGAACCAGAATTGCGTTCGATACCTCGGCAGGAAGCTCAATACCTGCACGGGTGAAGAGGAAACCAATAATGGTGCCGAGACTACCTGCAACGGCGGTGCCTACGCCCGCGCCAGTGGTTACCGGGCCAATCTTACGTTTGTTATCCATGAGAAATATCCTAAGCGGTAGTAATCTTATCGAGCAACTGCTGCAGCAGAGAGTTAGTCTTGCGAATTTCGTCCAGGGTCACACGCATGTAGGCGTGAATCTCACCCTCGAACTTCACGTTCGCCTGGCCGGGAGTCAGAGCATCGGCAATGCGCTGAGCCTGTAAGCTGGCGTTCATCAGGGCGGTGTGGTTAATGCCGGGGTGGCGCACACCTTCCTTGCCGGGCAGCCAAGTATCCCGCAGGTCGCTTATCGCGTCGGCCACGATCGTTCCTTCCTTTTTGTTCTCTACAATTTTCTGCGCGACGGTGGTAACCATCGTCTTCTTTCCACGCTTCGCTTCGTAGTACTGCATGGCTCGCGCCGTGACGTTGGTTTTATTCCACCGTCCGGGGCACGCTGTGTTGTACCAGTCGCGGTGCTCCGTCACCTGGATAATACGATCGTGCATAATCCAAATGTCCGCCACGCGCTCGGCCACCGTCTCGAAGTCCTCGCGTGACATGCGAGGGTTGCATTCGAGGGTAACGCTTTGAGCATTGCCTTTGGCGTTTCCGTTGGCCCACGCTGCGTTCATGTGGTCCACAATGCACCAGACCTCACCCGCCGAGATAACCTCATGCGCGCTGGTCGGGGCACCCCCGCCACAGAACCAGTCCACAATACCAGCTGCGGTCTGGTAGCGGTTCTGCTCAGGGTCGCCCCAGTGATGCAGGGTGACGTTGGTAATTACGCGAGGGAATCCGAAGACCCTCTGTACCTCGGCGTTAGGCGTGAAATTGGTTGCGTCTTTGTGTGTGTAGTACTTATACGCCACTTACGCTCCTTACTTATCCCTTGAAATTATAACGTTGTCCAAGCGCTCCCGCTCATGCCGAATCTCACCGCGCATTCCCCCAATGTCACGGCGGAACTCTTCATGCTCGCGGAACGTCCGATCGAAGGATTCTTTCATTTCCACTTGCCGTTCCCCTTGAACCGCCTGTTCCTTTTGCAGCAGGTCCAGACGGTCCCGAATCTCCGAGATAGTGGCAGTGATATTGTCCACATCGTCTCGGAGATTTGAGGCATGGTCGTTCTTAACTTGGTGCTTCGCCTCTTTCGCATCGTGTCCAATAATCGTCAGTTTATCTTTGACGCCCTTTAAGTCCGAAGAGAAACTGGACGTGATGCGCGCGACGACCGCAATCGTGATGAAGACCCCGACAAGGATAGTTATCCACCAATCGACGTGCGGGTTGCCTGTCTTAGGGAACTCCATATCTACTCTTTACGCTCGGTGAATATTATGCAAACCTATTATAATTTGCCCTCTTTCACGTAAGGGTCATAGTTACCACGACGAACGTAGAAGTCAATATCCGGCCTGCGCCAGTCCATCGGGAACCACTCGGTTTTATCCCACGGGAAATCGCTCACGTCGAATGCCCTGCCGGGTTCACCCTTGTTGAGGATTCGTGCCAGCTCACCACCGTTCGTCCACGGGTCCTCTGTTGTTCCATGAGCTAACATGTCCGCCACGCCGGTGTGCCCGTTGAACGCATGGCACCATGCGTTCGTGTCCGTACCGACCAGGCCGTACTTTTGCGCCGCCACGATAATCATGCGGGTGAGAGGGTTGTACGGGGCCTTGGTACGCGGGTTGTACCAAGGGTCTACGTCTGCGCGTACCCGGCCCCATTGGCCGTGGTGGGGGGAATTGGGCCAGTGCTCCGGCGGGGCTTTTGCATCTGAACCAGCTGCGGGCCATGACGGGGTAGCGTGCTTGGCTATGACTTTCCCCTCGGCGTTTCGGGTCACCGACTCACACGCCACCGCCCCGAACGTGAACGCCAGAGCGTGTTCAATAACACCCCGACGAATTTCGTCCGGGTGGATGAAGCCGAGCGAGTTGTGCATACAGGCAATTGCTGACTGGCCGGTTTGGGTTTGCGTCGCAAAGTTCGTAGACGAAATGTCCCGCCCCGGCGGGTTGGTGCTCCACCCCCCAACGGAAGCGGTGTAGTACGGCTCGCCGTTCGGGCCGGTCTTGCCAGGGATGGGGCCTTCGGCGTTGAAATACTCGCGCCACACGCCGGTGCCAATGTCGTATAGACTCATGCCCTTATCGCCCCTGGGCGCAGGTAGCGCACCTTTAGGCAGGGGGATGCGCCCGCCCAGAATTTTCTTGACATTCACCTGGGCGCGTAAGCCCTCGGGGGTTGGAGTCCTATCCCAGGAAATGGTAGACATGCCGTCGCGTGAGCACTCCATCCACGCATACTCAACGTCAGGGTGGGTAGAGTCTACGACATATGCAGCGATAGGTTCAGTGCCGAACTTGGAGGTGTTGAAGCTCGTCTTAGAGCCGAACGAGCCACTGCCGATACCATCCTGCCACCGGGCACCGAACGGGTCTGGGGTGTTATCCCACATCCATTGCGCTTTCTGGGCGCTGCGGGAGTCTAGCGGCAGGTTCGGGTCGTCCACTCGCTGAGTCCAGATGGTGTTCTGCAGGATAGAACGGTCAGGGTGGAACGCATCGACAACCAGCGCGGGCAGTGGGAGAAGCCGCCTTCTCCCACTGCCCGTTCTTGTACGTCTTCGGGCGGAGGGCTTGAACCTTGCCGTCTTTGACGAGTTTACTGGGCATTGTTTACCCCTTCGTCGCGGCGTTTGTAGATGCGAAGACCTGCGCATTCGTTCTTTGTATCCAGGCGCATACCGATAAGACCTTGCGACAGTTCCCCGTCCACGTGGGAGAAATCCTGCGTCGCGCTCCAGCCGTTCGGGGCGGTGATGGTGTAGACATCGTTCACGAACTCCAGCTTCCAGGTACCGGCGCGGTCCTTGAACGGTACGTCCCGAGTCTCTTTCGTACCGTCTTTGCCGGAGAGCGAGACGAGGTACATGCCTATGTCCGCCATGTACATCTTCCGGCTATCAAGGTGACCGATCCAGAACAGAACGTTCTTCCGCAGATTCTCCGGAGCAGGAACCAGGTCGAACTCAATCGTCAGGTTCCGGGTGAATGGGAAGAAAAGAGTAATCGCGTTGGGATGCTGCTCGACCAGTGTTCCGTGGTCTGAGACTATCCAGGAAGCGTGCTTCCACTCTGTTTCGTTCCCTGCTTTTACCCACCCCGCGCCAAGCTGGTAGAACGTTGCGGTGCCGTATCCGCCAAAGCCGTTATTCATCTGAACGCCGCCGCGTTTAGCACCTGCACCGAAACCTTTAGAATCCGTGCCGGTAGACCCCTCAACGGGCGGATTCAATTCTTGCCCCGCTGGACGCAGAGACGGCTTCTCCGATACCCACAGCTCACGGCCTTGGACAGAAGCAATGGTGCGAATCCATTCGTACTTCCCCGTGGTAATGTAGCCCGCCTTCGGTTCGGCGCTCACGCGGAAGTGCGTAAACCCCTCGCCGGGCACAGTGTGGATACCCGGCTCAACAGCCTTGCCGTTGAGGTAGTACTGCACGCCCACTTGGTTGTCGGGGATAGCCACCTTACGGTGTGCCAGATTGAAGGCCGGAATCTGCGGCACAACGGGGATAAGGTCTTGCGGTACGCCCTGCACCCACACAACGGGGAGACCGTCTACTGTCGGCTCTTGCGGGGCCGTGTCGCCGTAGTGCAGGTAGTACCCGCGCTTCTTAGCTTCGTCCGCAGCCAGCGCTGGCGGTTTAGTCTCTCCGGGTTTAGCTGCCACAAGCCACACCGGGCCAAGGGTAATCTCAGTCATTTAAGCTTCCTTAGCTTGTAGTTTCTTCAACGCCGCTTCGACTGCGGCGAGGCGATTCTCCAGAGGGAGAATGCCGTTCGTCCAGGAACGAACCTTCGTCTCGACAAACGCTGACGGCGCTTTGTCGTAAGGGTTCCCCTCCGGGGAGTCCTCCGACCCTGCACCTATATTGAACACCCGATCGGTCACGTAGGCGTGCCCAATGTTGAGGGAGTCCAGCTTGTCGAACACCTTTTCAATATTCTCTTCGGTTACGCCGTGGACTACATGCCAGAACCTCCATGACGGGAAGTCCTTGTAGTGGTCGGGGTGAATGTTCTGCGTTGCAGGGTCCAAGTACCGCTCCGCGCTAGACTCCCAGGTGCATACAATATCGCACGCTTCCATCATTTCCTTGCGCGTGTTCGAGCCTGGGTTGATGATAATCGGCACGTCGTTACCGACAATTTTCTTTATCTTGCGATAAAGCTGTTGATAAAACGGGATGATTTTCTGCTGCTGTTCGTCCCAGCCGTTCACAACCTCGTCCAGGAAGATAGCCCCGCGACCTTTCGAGAACACCTCGGGGTAGTCTTGGTACACGGCGGTCACCGAGTCTAAGATGAACTGTTCTGTGAACCGGGTAACCGCTTCCCCCGGCACGCCGAGCATGTTTTTTACACGTTCCCGGTAAGACTCGTCAGCTTCCGGCGCATTAGCCCCGTACCGAGTCTTGATATAGAACGCGATTCGTTTAGCACCGGCAGCCATTGCCAGGTTCGCTTGGGTAGCGAAGTCTGTATCAGGCCGCTTGACAAGCCACTCGCCGGAAGCGCGGTTGAGGATAACAATCCCCAGGGAGTTTCCGAACTTGAGAAACTTACTCCATTGGGAGTTGTCGCCGTTGTAGTAGTCCGGCCAGGTGTACGTGATAGGGCTGTAGTACCGCTTGCCGTTCACAAACCCGAAGTCGGGTTGCCGCGTTTCGATACGGTCAGCCCGTTCCTCAATGGCCTGGTTCAGTTCGCTACGAAGGGAGGGGAGATTAGCAGTAAATACTTCCTGTACCGCAGCACGCCCCACCCCCGTCAGGTTCTTTTCACTGTTGATTACGGGCATACGGGCATCAGACATTAGGCACCTCAAAGAATCCGACAATGTTCAGAATATACCTGCCCGGCGCGGTAATTGCGTCGGTCTGTACCTTTCGGCTGCCCTTATCCATCCAGATACCCCCGCCGCCCGTAGTGCTAGGCGTGACTGATTGAAGCTCAATCAACGAAGCGGGTACCGGGACGGGGGAGAGGGCTTTTTCCGGCAGAGTGAACAGGGTATCCTTCGCCGTCTTCCCGGCGGGCACTGTAAAATCTAGGTGGATAATCCCGATCTTGGTATTCGGGTCGTAGTCCAGGAAGTGGCGGTGGTCGCCGTTGCTCCCGTTACCGGCTACGGTTGTAGTGCTGCGTGCTACCCATTCAAGAATGAATTTCTGGTGTGGTAGCTTGGAGGGTGGTTGTGGTGGGTTGGCCGCTAGTTCCTCCTTGATAAGCTGTTTAATGTGCTCTAAGGGAGTGCCCGAGAATCGCCCCTGAGCGTCCATTTTCGGGGTGTTCGTACTAATAATTCCCTCCTAAGAATTGTTTGGGGCTGCTACGAAAAGCTAGTTTGCGAAGAAACCTACCAAATCTGTGATTACTTTTACGTTGGAACGTCCGCCCATGCCCCAGACCAGCACGTCCCGAGAACCAGCGTTCATGTAGATGGACATGTCCTCTACCACGGACTTCACGGTACGAATGGGAGTGGGCGCACTTGCGGGCAGGGAGAACAGGATACCGCCGTCTACGAAAGGCTCCCCCAGCAGCGCCTCAATGTGAATCTGACCGTTGCAGTAGAGCGGGTTGTACATGAGGTAGTTCCGCTCACCGGGAGAGTCGCCATACGGCTTTACTCCAGTCTTCGGCTGCAAGTCCACAACCTGCGGCGTGTAGGTGTAGGTAGTTACTCGGTACGGGCCGACCTGAATGTATACGCCGGTACCCTGTGGGTCTTTCACCCGGACAGGGACAGTCAGGCCGGTTGCCTCGGCGGGCACAGATACGTCCATCGAGACGCAGCCTTGGAGCGTGAGGCCCTTGAACCACGATTCAATGTAGAAGCTCCATCGTGCCCCGCCGGGGCCTTTACGCGCGCTGCGCGAGGTGCAGCCCAGCAGTACCGTGCCCTCAGCACCCGTGTTGCAGACGTAGAAGTCGGCAGCGGAGTTGGCACCGGCCTCACCCTTAGCCGTGTCTCCATAGCTGGAGGACTCGCCCCGGCACCCGTCCAGCAGGTTATCGCCATAGGCGACAATCCAGCCGTGGCCGCCGTTCTCCTGAGCTTCACACGCCGAGAAGGTGCACTTGGTTGCCTTGATAAACCAGCCCGCGCCGCCTTTCTGACCTGCACGGTTAGCCGACTGAGGGGAACCGGCGCGGACATCTACCCCACGCCCGCCTGACGGCTGAGCGTAGAGCTGCGCGAAGGTCGCATTGCCAGCGGTGTACCAAGAGGTTGAGCCTACGAACTTGGTCTGGGACGTGTAGACCTCAATACCCGCGTAGCCGTCCATGCTCTTGTTACTGCCGCCAATATCAGCGCCGTAGAACTTGTTATCCGCTGCGCCGCCAGTACCCTCAGGGTGCCCTTCGGGTTTGCCGACAACTAGACCGGCTTGGCCCGCATTGCGCACCTTGAGCGAGAACACCTTCATCGCCTGGTCGTCCGTGCCGAGGAAAGCCGCTCCAGTCTCCATGCCCCAAATCTCAAGGAAGTTGCACGAAGGCACCGCGTCAGGGTCGGCAGGGCCGGAGCCAAGGTCGGTGTTGAACAGCACGCCGCACAGATTCGAGATGAAATTCTGGTGCTGGTACCCGGCACGCCGGGACTTGATCCACAGGTTGTTCACGCCGAAGCGCAGCAAGCCGGGGTCTTGCGCGCGGTTGTTCCAGGTTCCGGTACGGAACACGCCCGTTTTCTGGTTAATCGCCTTGGAGGTCGTCGCCACAATCTGAGTGCCGCTGCCCTCACCGTACACGAAGACCATGCCCTTGAGTTCAATGAAGGGGAAGCTCACCAGGTACACCCCAGCCGGGATGAACACTGCGCCGCCGCCGAGGTTGTTCACGTCGAGGATAGCGCGCTGGATAGCGTCGGTAGAGTCAAGCTGGCCGGTCGGGTCTGCACTGTAGGGTTCCTGCAGAACGTTCACGGAGCGCGCCGAGGTGTGGAATGCGGACTGCTTCGGCAGCTTGGCGAGGGCTTCGTCAATCAGAGACTTTGCCTTAGCTTCGTCCACGCCGGAGGGCTGCGGCATGAGGCGCTGCACCTCGGAGGTGATGAAGGACCGAACCGCGTCCATGTCCGCGTCCTTGCCGGGGGTGCCTGGAGCGCCAGGTGCACCGGGAGCGCCCGGCTCGCCGCGCTCACCTCGGGGACCTGCAACGCCGCTCTTCTTCAACTCTTCAAGAGCATCTGCAATAAGCTGCTTAGCCCGCTCTTCGCTCGTGCCGGGGGGCGGGAGACGGCCCACGGCCTGATTGATAAGCTCCGTTACCCGCTGCTCAGTAATTCCAGGTGCGGGGGTCGGCAGGGCGTTGATAGCCGTCTGCACCAGCTCGTTCACCCGGTTCTCCGTCAGGAAAGACGACGGGAGGTTGAGGGCCTGGATGGCGTTGCGCACAATCTCCTCAGCCTTCTCTTGCGAGATACCGGGCTGAGAGGGAGTCGGCAGCTTAGCAAGCTCTTGCTGGATGTAAGACTCTAGCCGGGGCTGCACCGAAGCCCACACCGCAGAGTCGCCCGTGCCGGAGAGCTTTCCCAGATTGACGGCGAGGGTAGTTGCCTGAGCCATGTTTACTCCTCGGGGGTAGAGATAGTTATCGTTCCGTCGTTGTTATCGGTAACCGTAACGCGAGGAACCTTAGCAATCTCGGCGGTCACAATCTCGCGTACCTTCTCCTCTGAGGTGCCCGGCTGAATCTGTGCGAGTGCGGACTGAATAGCCGTCTGAACCTGAGACTCAGTAACCCCGGACGGCAGGTTGGCAATGGCTGCCTGGACAATCTGGCGCGCCTGTTCCTCGCTAACACCGGGCGTAGGTGCCGGGGGTAGCTTCTGAATGGCCTGGTCTACGATCTGCTGCACCTGAGCTGCGTTCAGACCCGCATCAGGGGACGGAACCTTGGCAATCTCACCCTTCACAATCTCAGTAACACGGTCCTCCGTCACGCCGGGGGCAGGTTTAGGCTGCGCTTCAACAATCCGCTGGGCCGTCTGCTGAGCAATCTGCTCGGCACGGGATTCACTAATTCCGGGGTTGACCGGAGGGATGGAAGCCACCGCTTTCTGTGCAGCTGCAGCAGCAATAGTTTCGGCTTCGGTGCGGGACACGCCGGGGGTGGTCGGGGGGATAGCTCGCACTGCGGCCTTAGCGGCAGCGTCGGCAATCTGCTGCACATCTTCGCGTGACAGACCTCCGCCCGGCGCGGCTGGATTCTTCTTGAGTTCTTCCTGAATGAGGGCCTTGACCTCAGGCTCCGAGAGTCCCCCGGTTCCTGGTGCGGGGGGTTGGCGAGCGTACAGTTTATCCTGGTCCGACATAAGGACTCCTTATACAAAAATAGGCTAGAGGATTCTCTCTAGCCTATTTTACGGAGCGCCTATTTATCTACGCGAACAACTTTCCCGCTCGTCTTGTCTGTGAGGAAGACAATATACACGCCGCCCGCCTCAACTGAGGTACCGAGAACCTGGCCGGAAGCGGTAGCATTCACCACCCACACCCACGGACGGTACGTCGGGGCCGTCAGCTTCGAGTCAATCGACGTGCCGGAGAACACCACCCATTGATTCTCCGGCTTGTACAGCGTCGCGGTTCGCTCATTGACATAGTCCGTCACCGCGTCTCGCGCCGTCTCAACAAGAGACTGTGCGTGTGCCCGTAGCTCTGTACGCTGGGCGGGCACGTCACGCTCTAGCTGAGACAGGCGCGACTCTACCTGGTTGCGGAGCACCCCCACCGCGCGCAGCGCTTCGTTCTTGGCGTTGGTTACGGCATTCGTCAGAGACGAATTGAGCGCGCTAATCTTTTGGTCGGTCGCTGCGGTAGCGTCCTTCACTTTCGCTATCGTCTGGTCTACCGCCTGGCCCCACAACAGGGACAGTGCGGACTCTACCGAGTTCGCCTGTTTGAAGGCTTGCGTGCGACCTTTAGCTATGTCGGTCAGTTCGTCGTAGTAGATTTTCCATGCGCGGGTAGTACCCATGAATGCTCCTAAAGTGTTGGGTTGGCCTCGGCCCGTGTCCAGGTGACGCCCTGACGTTGGCGAGTCTCTTCCTCAGCTTGCCAGGTCTTCTTGCCGGAGGTGTTGTCAGACTCCAGCTCACCCCACGTCTTGTTCACCTTCACGAAGTCGTAAATCCACAACGTAAGGTTGGTGGTGTTGCTCGCCGGGGAGTGTGTGAATGCCACGATAACCCCGTTGAGGATGGTACCGAAGGCGTTAGAACTGCCGTTCGGGTTCATGCCCTGCACCTGCACCACGGAGCCGAGAACGTACTTCGTATCGTACTCAACCTCAATATCCCCGAAGCTGGGGTTCGGGTCGAACACACGCTTTGCTATCTCCTTGGACAGGCTCTCAGCCGTGCTTGGCGAACTAATCCACTTCGAACCGTCGATCTGCAGCTCCGGGGCGTGCGCGCTACCACCATGAGTAACAACCGTCGCGTCGGTACGCTTCATAATACCGCGCGCCCGCACGACGGGGAGGTCTTGCGTCCAGCGGTTCGGGGCGTTCATCGTCCACGCAATGTCATGGTACATCTCGTCCTTCTTGCGGAAATCAACATGAGAGGACGAAAGCTGAATCTCTTCCTTCAACGTGTCAGTAACAACCCCGTCGGTTCCGGCATACGTCGGCCCGCGCCAATCCTTGTATTTCGTCGTCAATTTAAGGGTGTACGGGTTCAGGCGGTTTACTTCTGTTACCACGTCCGCTGCGTGCAGCACGTCGAGGGTTGTAGGGCCGTTCTGGTAGAAAGGTTTATGGTCGTTACGGGTCCGCAGCAGAATGTAAGAGCCGCCCATGAACGACCCGTTGCGATCGCCCAGCCAGGAATACCCGTGGCTAGACTGGTCTTCCAGCGTGTCGTCCACATCGAACCATTCGGTATGGTCGTCCGGGGCAACGAACACTTCTTTCGTTTCGGTCTTGCTCATGATCCCGCCGCCTACGTACACGTCCAACTGCGTCTTCCACGTCTGTGTATACGCAACCTCAGAGTACGTGAACTTGATACTTGAGACGGACTTCGTAAGCTCGGTAGAGATAGAGTAGTTTCCCACATCCCCTGGACGGATACGCCCGGCCCAGCCTATGCCGGTTTTGGCCGCTACGCTACTATCCAGATCGCCGTTCTGTGGGAGGTCGGCAGAGGCCATAATGAGAGCTTGCCCTGACGGGGTGATGTGCCACGAATACCCGAGAGCGTCACACATCTCGTTCAGCAACTCACCGGCGGACTTGTCACGTAGCGACGCCAGCGAGTCCACCCACGTGTACGGGTTCTTACTAGAGTAGTAAATCCTCCCCGTCGGGTAGTACAGGTGATAATCCTTAATGTGCTCTAGGAACAGGGCGCGTGCTTCCGCATTGTTCGGAATGCCGCTCACCTGAAACCCTGCGAAGCCCCAGCTATTGACCTTCTGGTAGTCCTTGAGCCAGATACTAAGGTATGAAATGAGCGGGTCGGATTGGGAGTTTAGTTCCCCCGGCATGTCGTACACGCCGGAGTGCAGCCTACCAATGTTCACATACAGCTTCCGACCGTCGGTGCGCATCGTGACAACAGTCTCGTCAATCTCATGGGCCTTACTGGAAAGGTCCACCGTCATGAGGCGCTGCTCCGAATCGTGCGCTTTTCCCGGCATGTGGTCTGCGTAGGTCACGTAGTCAATGGAGAATTTCTCCTCGCCGGTGAAGACGACATGTAGACCAACGCCCTTAGTGGTGGTGAAACGCATCTGGTATGCGGCCTCAGGATTACGCCGAGTCCCAAGACGGGTCATCATGAACGACATGAACAAGTCCGTCCGTGCGTAAGCCCCGCGAGCGTACTGCCTGTCGTCCAGCTGAGTTCGCCCGATCGTCACAAACCCGTTCGTCAGGTAGCATACCCCATACTTGTTCGACATGGACGGCCCCCATTGGTCGGCGGTGGCCCTTGAACGGATAACGGTTCCTGAGAAGCCAATCGACGATATAGCTTGAGAGTCTTTCGGCTTTAACCAGCCTATGTTCTTCGCCAAATCCTCCGTAGTGCACCCGATCAACCGTGCAGTATATGCCGGGTCGTCAATGTAGTACGGGTTATCCCACTGGTTCGTCCATGTTGTCCACTGCAACGGGAGGTCGATTTGGCAGGTGGGCAGCGTCGGCGGGACGGGGGAGTACCCTCCGGCGCGAAGCGCGCAGAAGAAATGGTACAGGTAGCTAGGGGTTACCTGGCGAAACTCGCCTTCGTCGCCGAAGAACTGGTACTGCTTATCTCCGAGCCACCCGTAGTAGCGGTTCATTTTCTCTACCAGGGGGTCCACGTGGATATGGCGAGTGAATCCGTCCACGCGCTGGACAAGTGAGATGGAAATGCCTTTGCTGGTGAACTTGATGTTGTCTACCAGCAGTTTCATTTTGACGCGCCCGCCGGGGTCGGAAGGGCCACGGTACTTGTGAAGCTCCAGCTGTACTTCGTCCCCGTTGTGCGGGTAGGTGCCGTTGTACGGGGAGAAACCGCGAGGGTCGGAGGGGTCAATCAGAATATCTGCCGTCGCGGACAGAGGCTCCCACGAGCCGGGGGAGACCCTCGAGTGGGTACCGTAAAACCCGTGCTTGACCTGCACGTTAGCGACGGGAAGCTCTTTACCCTTCCAGAGTAAGCGCTCCCACGATTTAGCCTTGATAATGTTTGCCACTTATCCTACTTCCTTGAGGGAGAACGACACGCTGCAGAGCGGGTTTGCCCCACGGGGCTTTTCCGACCGTTGGAAACCGCTCATGCGCACCCACCCACCCATGCGCTCGGCAATCGGGGGTAAGTGCGCCCCGTACCATACCTGCGTCGGAGCGAAGGAACGCACCTCAGTAGAATACCAGTCGCGCAGAGCGGCGATACCTTTATCTCGGGGGATAACGAAGGGGTCGGAAACCCCCTCGGTTAGGGCGTTCCCGCCGGAGATGGTGGGGGACTTCCACACTTCGTTCCCGTTCCCGTCAAGGCCCACAATGGCGGCCTGGCCGCCCTCAATCCATCCACGGAAACGCATTGTCGCTCCCAGGACGGCGAAGAACTCCGGCCCGTAGATCATCTTGGGGTCGTATCGGGTGAAGGTGCGCAGAGAGGTTGGCCCCCATGCGCGCATACCCGACTCTTGGAAGTCTTCGTAATTGACCGCCAGCGGCGCGTTCTTGGCGGCTGAGCCTACGAACACGTCGTTCATTTCCCCGTAGGGTGGGGCCACGTTGTTTCGGCGCGCGAAGGCAGAGGTGAAGTAGAACGGGTGTTCCTGATTCACAACGAGGTTCTGAGGAATGACCGCGTAATCCCACGGCAACTCGAACGAGACCGACCAGGTACGGGGAGCACGCCCTCGCAACGCGAGAGTGCGCACCCCACGGTCGGAGACAAACTCCGCAAACGGCTCTTTATCGTAGCTCATTTGCACCTCGCCGGAAAACGCGATCGGGAACACTGAGTTCATGTCCGACTGCAGAAAGGCTGCGTCATATGGCAGCCCGTCCACGTCGAATTTAGGCAGTGGTTTAGCGTCCACTAAAAGCTCCTTCGTGTCTCGCGCGCCCCTGTCTCATTCATCCACATTACGGCTGTATTGGTGCGCGGGTCCAGCTTCAATTCTACCCCGCTGCGCAGAGCGTCCACTACCGCCTCGCCAAGGTTGTTCGCCAGCTCAATCTTCCCGTCGGCCAAGCTAACTTCGGTGCGCTGCTGCACCACGGCGGAAGTGTCGTACCCGCCGGAGAGGTGCACGTTATCGAAAGCGTCCTTGGCCTTGCTCAGCGACCGGGCAGCCGTCTCGGTCACACGCGCCTCTTCGGACGCCATGCCCGCCGCAAAGTCGCGCATTAGCGCCTTGCCGGAGTGGGTGGTGTAGCCTGATCCGGAGAACGGCCCCCACTTCGCGGGGGAGTGGGGGAACAGGCCGCGCAAACGGCTCATTTTACCCGCTACCTTATTAAGGCCGCCGTTGAACGCGGACAAGATACCATTGAAGAATCCGTTGATAAGCGCCTGACCTGCAGCCTGGAGGTTGAAGTTCCTCATGGAACTTACCATGCTGTTGAGGCTGTTAGTAGCAGCGCCCGGAAGCTCACCCATCCACTTAATAATGGCCTCAACCATTTGCTTGAAGGCTTGCTTGGCGAAGTTCTTAAACTCCTCAATTTTTTCTCGGGGCTGGCCGGTCAGGCGTCCGAACGCTTCGACGCCTGACTCAATCATTTTGTCGAGAATATCCGTCAAGAATTTCGCCATGCGGGGCCACAGCTCATTCCACCAGCGCTCCCACCGCTGACCTATCTTCCGAACCTCGTCAAAAGCACCTTGGATATCCCCGGTTATCAGTTTGAATCCTGTTTTAATAGCCTGTCCGGCGGTGTAGATAACGTTCCCGATAGCCCCAAAAACCAACTCGAAGGCAAGCCCCAAACCGCGAATAGCTTCCCCGATAACGGGACCGAAGACCGCAGAGATGAACTCCACCACTGGCTTGAGCACTGTCAAAACACCATTGACGACGGCAATAACAATCTCAAACCACGGCTGCAGCGAATCGGCAATAGATTTGAAAGCGTTCTGAACTGACTTACCGAAATCCTCCAGGGCGGGGCGGAGGTCGTTGTTGAACGTATCAACAATGGGACGGGCTATCTCGTCAATCTTCGAGAGCATATCCTCAATGCCCCTACGGAACTCCTCGGACGTGTTGTACACGTACACGAAAGCGCCCGCGATAGCGAGGATAGCCGCAATGACGATAGCGATAGGACCTGCTGCAGCACCGGCTGCCGAAGCAGCCCCGGCTAGTGCACCCTCAGCGCCGAATGCCGCAATGACTGCGCCCGCGCCCTCGAACAGCCCGACGAGACCACCGACGAAACCGCCGATCGACGTAATGACAGGGCCGATAACAGCGATAACGGCTGCGATAGCACCGGCGATAACCAATATGGACGACGCCAGCTCAGGGTTCTCTTGCACCCACTGAGAGAACTGCTCTACCAGCGGGCCGACGTTTTCGTGCAGCCAGGTAATCGCGTCCCTGAACCAGGTGCCCAAGACGGGGATTACCGCCTCTGCGGCCTTGCCCAGGTTCTCGAACATGGGCGCAAGTACCTCAAGTGCGGTGCCGAACAGCGGGAGGATAGTCTCGCCGAGCACACCAATGACCTTGCCAAGTGCGCCAATAATCACGCCGAGCGGGGCGGAGTGCTTCGACAACTCCTCCATGCCCTTAGACACGCCCTCAACGGCTTTTTGAATCCCGGCCTGGGCGTCGAGAGACGATACGGCCTCAGTAATGAGCTTGACCCACGAGTTGATAATTTCGGAGATACCCTTCATGACGACGGTAATCGTCTCCGCCGTGTTGTACAGGGCCTTGCCGATATAGTCGAACGACGGGCCGAGGGCGAGCAGCGCTTCGTTCGCCCCTCGGAATAGGGTGGTCATCGTCCACTGGGACTCAAAGGTTGCCAACCCGTTACGCATACGCTCCAGCATGTCAGCGAACGTCGTGACGGTGGCCGAGCCAGCCTCGGTGGCGGCCTTCGCAATCTCCGCGAGGATACCCCACGCTGCAACACCAGCACGCCAGAACTCTTTGAGCGCGAAAATGCCCTTGTCGATAGCTCCGGCCACGTCGGCTTTCTGCGTCCAGTCGTTGAACCGATTCGCCATGTCTGTGAACCAGTCTCCGAAACGGGGGAAGAACTGCGCGCCAATGTCAATGAACCGCAGCAGCCCCTCAATGAACGGGTCCATACCTGCGCCCATGCGGTCAAGGCCCTCGGCCACCGCATTGAAGATGGAATCAAACCCGCCGGTAGCTAGGTACCGCTCAGCCGCAGTCGTCGCGTTGGCGAAGAACTGGCCCATGTGGGTACCGATACGCTGAATCGCAGCGTCCCACTGCGGGTACAGGGTATCTACAAGGTGCCGAATCGGACCCTCGAACTTCTCCCAGAACCGATCGGACGCCCTATCCTGGGCTGCCTTGAGTCGGTCGTCCACATCCTTCATGCGGTCTTTCCACTGCTTCAAGGCGAAGCCTGTCGTCAAAGCCGCAATACCTATGCCAGTGAAGATACCAGGAAGCGCCAAGACGGAGGGGAAGATACCCAGCAACGACTGGCCGAGCGCGAAGACGTGGCCGGTCAGCGAGGTGATGCCCGCCGTGACGGTGGAAATCACAGCCGCCAGTTTAATGAGCTGCGTCAGGTTCTTATCCAAGTCCTTCACGAAGTCAGTGAAGTTCTTCGTGAACTCCCAGGTGGCGCGAGCACCGGAGAGCGCCGCGAGGACGGTCAGGACCTTCGCGGTGGCAGCCTTATCAATCTTGGGGATAATGAGCACGTGACGGGGACGTGTCAGCTTCGCCAGCTTGTACCGGGCGCGGCCTGTGTCAGCGTCCGCATTGATGGTAGTCTCGCGGTCCTCCTCCAGATCGTTCAACCTCTGTTCAGCGCGCTGCGTGTCCACGTCCACTTCCATACGAAGTGTGCGGGTAATCTCACGGTTGCGTAGCCGGTCTAAGAGCTGACGGGCGCGCTCAGTGTCTAGTTCAGTGCGCAGTCGCACCTTGCCGGTGTCGCTGTTCTCAATCTCTTGTTTGAGGCGGCGCACCGAATCGCGCAGGTGCGATACGTCGAAGTCAGCTTTCAGCTTGTCCGCGACGGAGGTATCCGTGAGCTTACGCCGAATCTCGGCCAGCTGGTCGTACTCGCGGCGCATCTGCTTGAGCGCATCAGTCACCTTACGGGACTGGTTCTGGAACGCACGTGCGTGTTCGTCGTTGCCCTCAGTCGCAGCGTCGAAGTACGCATGGCTCAGTTCCCGGCGCAGACGCTTCGCCTGTTCTATGTTCTCGCGCAGCTTGCGCAGAGCGTCGTCCTGGGAGCGGTTCAGGCGCGAGAACGGTTCATCAGAGAAGTTTCCCTTGAACGCCTCGGCGGCAGTCTTGTTGAAGAGCTTCTGCTTGCGCTCGGCGTACTCTAGCGACTTGCCGATCCGCTCAGCCTGTTCGGCGAATTTACGGGCCATGAGCACGCCGCCAGCGTTGCGGTGTTCGTTGGCAAGCTTCTCTAGAAGGCGCTGCTGGCGGCGCAGCGCATCGTTCGCGCGCTCCATCTCAGACTTGAAGCGTGTCATGCTCTTCGCGCCGTTATCGAACTTCAAATCCTTCAAGGCGCTAGAGCGGCGGTTGAAGAGTTTCTGTGCACCCTCAATCTCGCCCAGCTTCTTCTTGAGGTTTTCGAGGGCCTTCACCTGGTCTTCGACATGCCGGGTGTTGGCTCGGTCCCACGAACGCGACGTGCGGTCTTGGGAGAGACGCCGGTTCAGGTTGAGCAACCTGCCGGTGAGAGAGTTCTGCCGCTCCAGCTCTTGGTTCACGCGACGGACGTTCTCGGCCTCATGGTCGAAGTCGTCCCCTCGTCCACGGGGTGCGTGAGAGCGGGCAATCATGTTCTCGTAATCGCGGATAGCGTTACGCAGGGCTTCGCCCGTCTCGCGCTGCAGACGGTGAACGTCGTCAATGTTCTTATCAACAAGTTCATGAATACGTTCAGAAGTCCCCACCCACTCCTCGCGGGCGCGGGTCAGAAACTCCGGGTTGAACCGCATCGACTTGCCGTCGAACTTCAACGAATCGTTGAGCTGCTTAAACTGCTGGTCGAAGAGAGACTTGTCCAGCTCAGGTTTAATCTTTACGGTGGGTTCGTCGTCATGGGTAGCGTGCTTGATACGCTCCTTGAGTTTCTGCGCATCGAGCACGGGCTCAACTTTTACCTCGGGAGCGTCAGAGGCTTTCCGCAGCTCTTCTTTGAGCTTGTCAGTATCCGCCTTCACCTTGACGTGGGCGGTCGCATCCAGGCCGCGCAGCTGCGCCTTGACGCGGTTCAGGGCGGTGCGGTCTAGCTCCGGCACCACCTGGATATGCATCAGGCGCTCGGCTTCCTCCTTCGCACGTCGAAGGGGGCGACGAAGCTTTTCGTTAAAGTCTGACGCATCGGGAACGACACGAACATAGACTTTACCGGCTTCAAAACCGAGCGCCATGATACACAACCTTTCAAAAACTTACCCTTGGAAATTGTACTCTTGCGGGTCATGTCCCATTGCAAGTAGCATCTGTTCCATTTTATCGGCGAGAGAAAGCTCTGCGTCCGGCTTCTTCTCAAAAGGTGAAGGGTAAGCCTTGAAATCTGGTACGTCCGAAGACTTCTTCGTATTAGCACTAAGGTACATCAGCGTGAAACTCTGCAGCTGGTCGCTGATGTTTTTCAAGACCATCTCTAGACGGTCGTAGCCAAACCATTCATCGGCTATCTTGCCTACGCTACGGTGCCGATACAGGCTACGCTCCTCAAACCCCAGCCGCTCGACGAGGGCAATCATGAGGGTAGGCTCGCGGCGGCCAAATTCCAAGTACGGGTCAATCCCGTACAGTGCTACGAAATCAGCCGCCGCGTCCGGGTGCTTCTTGAAAAACTCTAGGACTCCCCGCCTTTTCCCACTTCGGTGAGGTAGCGCAGAGCAAGAATCATAATAGCGTTAGCGTTGGGCAGAACGTCGTACTCCTGCCAGTCCTTGAACTTCTCAGGGTCTACGAATTTAGAGGTGAGGATGCGAACGGCGCGGGCAGACGTTTCAATGCCCAGCAGCGCGTACTCGTCGTCACCGTCTGCCTTCTCAAGCTCCATGTGCATCTTCTGCATAGCAGAGGCGGCAATGAAGAAATGCTCCGAGCTTAGCTTCTCAATCGGGAGAAGGTACTGGTAGCCGGGGAGTTCCTGGACGGGGACTGAATCAAAGTCGTCGTCCGCCAGCACATCCACAGCGTTAGTGGATACAGTCTCCGCCTTAGCGGCCTTGGATTTGGATGCGGTTGCCACGGTATAAACCTCCATAAAAAGATGGACGATAGCGTTTGCTACCGTCCATCATTATACCCGATTCAGGGGTTTGACTTAGGGGCCTACCCGGCCGCCGGGGCCAGCCGGAGCACCACCTGCGGCTGCCTGACCCTTAGCTTCGGGGTGAATGAAGCCGATCGGGTGGTTGTACCCAGCCTTGGACTGCTCGGGCGAAGGTGCCAGAGCGGTACCCTTCATCTTGATAGCGTACAGCTGGCCGTCGGAAATCTCGCCGAAGCCGTCAGCGGAGAGCTTCGCGCGGGGGATGAAGTAAGCGAACTGCTTACCGCTACCACCAGCAAGAATAATCACCGGAGCTTCGACGGTCACAATCTCGCTGCTAATCCACTGTAGCTTCTTAGCAGCGTCGTAGGTGTTGTTCACGGTATCGCTGATATTGCCACCGTAGGCAGCCTGTAGCGCTTCCTTCGTCAGACCCACAACGGAGAAGCTAAAGCCGAGCACCTGAGCAGTGGTGGACACGTCCACCGAAGAAAGCTCCCAGGTATCCAGGGTCTTAGTCTCGCCGCCCTCAACCGAGAGCGCAGGAAGAGTTTCCTTCGAGGTCAGGCCGACGGGGGTCCAGTCAGCGCCGAAAGTATCGGCGTCCTTGAGGTTGATTTTGCTAACGTCGGGGATAGCTGCGGTGAGCTTCTTACCGACCAGCACGGTACCGTAGTTCACAGGAACTACGGTGGTAGCGTCATACTTGGCGTGAAGTCCAGCCATGTTATTAGCGCCTTTCTACGTAGATTCTCTAATCTTCTCCCCACGATTCGTAAAAAGACATGGTAACCATGCTGTCCACCTGAGCATCCATGACGCCTTTTACAGCCGTGAGCTTGAAGTTTTCGACAGGGAGTTGAATAACATCGAACGCTTTAATTTTAACGTTGTCCACTACGCGGGAAGCATCAGCTGCAGCGCGCAGTGTCTTGATCGCTTGACGGGAGACCGAGTACGCCTTATCGGAGTTCGGGGCTACAACGCGCAGCTGCACGTTGATTCGCACATCGTCCATAGTGTTTTCCCAGTCCACGCCCGTAACCGAGTTCCAGGTGATGTGGTGCTGCACCCACCAGTTGGGCATACTCACCACTACATCCTTGAAAACTCGCTTCGGGAAGGCTTCGGAGAGAACAGCCTGAATCCACTTCGACGGGTTCATGTACTACCCCTTCTTCCTGACGGACGCAGCCTGAGCCGCAGTACTGTGACGCCCACCAGAAGCGCCCGTAGTGTCCACGTAAGCGTTCGCGGTACGGTCATCCCAGCCGGAGCGGCGAGGGGCTGGAACAGGGCGACGCCCACCTGATATGGAAACTGCCTTTGCAGCAGCCCCTACCAGGAAAAAGTGCCCGCGCTGCAGCTCGGTAACCCGCTGCTCGCGCCCGTCACGGAACTGCAACACGTTCTGAACAATACCGAGTTCGATAATGTGTGCCGCCGGGTCGTCGTTGTAGACGATACGGTCGTACACCGGGTGCTGCGGGTCGCGCTGCCGTCCGGTGTACAGTTGCTTCGTCACCCCGAAATGGTCCACATACGAATCCGTTGTGGACTTCCGGTACGGCATGGCGGAGCGCTTCGCGTCCTCTTCAATTTCGTGCGCCACGTGGTCTAAAGACCAGCCGTGGCGCGAAATCATAGAGGCTGCGTGCTGAGCATTATCCGAGTACAGCTCAATGCCGTTGATAGTCCTAGATTTTCCCATCTAAAAATTCCCTGTGTACGTCGTTCCCGCGAGCCAAGGCCACCACCGTATGTTGAGTACGGGGCGACATCCTGAAATCCACGTGACGGGCGTTCGCATAGAACACCTGCGCCGCCTCAGGATTCTTACCCGCTGGCGTGTCCCGGTTCTGTGGGGCCAAGTATCGGTTGGGCCGCCACACAACAAGAGAGTTCAGCGGGTAGACCCAATCGCCCGCCCGGCATGAGAACCTGTAGGCATTGGAGACGGTCGTTCCGTAGTACTCCTCACGGACGGCGGCGGTTCGGTTCAGGTTATCATTCGCCAACGGCTGCATGTTCCCCTTCACCTCTACCGGATCGCCCCATGTCAGCACTTCGCCACCGTCTTCCCCCACCGTAGAAATGGCAGGGTAGACGGTGACGACGTGCTTGGGGTGAGTGAATAATGTCACCTCACCACCCCCGGCGAGGGGTAGGTACAGGACGTGCCCAGCCGTTCGAGACGGGGGCCAACATTCGCCTGTCAGTGCCGAGGGTGAGAGTCCCGATCTTAGCGCGCTTCTTGCACCCCAGATACTCAAGCTCATTCGCCAGGAACCAGATGTTCGACGACACGGCGGTCAAGTCCTTCACGTAGTTGTACGCGGACTCTTCCTCCGACTTGAGGCCGGAACGGTCGTCTCGCAGGTAGCGAATGGCAGCGTCCAAGACCACAGTTTTTATGAGGTCTAGATAGTCCTCATCGACGGGAATAGCCCCGCTAAGCATTGCCTTCACCTTCGGGCACGCGCCCTTGAGGCGAACGAGGGCGTCTTTCAACGCGCTCTCTATTGCAGCGTCGGAGCGGGTGATGGGGTCGCCGTCGAAACGGGCGTACACATCATCCTTAGTCAGCTGTAACGGCAATGGCATAGCGGGGCACTTTCACTCTAGGACTTGGCGGAGCTGCGGGAGCTGCGCTTAACGGGCTTCTTATCCTCTTCGGGGGATTCACCCTGGGGCGCTTCCTCCTCTTCGGGGGATTCACCCTGGGGCGCTTCCTCCTCAGACGGCAGAACGTCGGGGTGGTCGATCTGTTCCACACAGAACTCGGGAATCTTCTCACCCTCAGGGATGAAGACTAAGTGCCCGCGTTCGTTGTGTACATATACCGGAGCGTTCGCAATCATTCAACTACACCTCTCGTTTTAGTTGTTTACGGCAGCACCTTCGAGACGAAGGCGAAGTTCGGGTTGGACAGGACGGGCATAGCCACCGCATCCACAACCACCTCGCGGGTGGACGGGACGGTCGGGCGCTGGTGGATACCAGCGTAAATGCCAGCCTGTTCTGCGGGGGAGAAACCGGCTTCCATAGACGCAGTGGTCGGGGAGAACACGGTGTTGCCCAGAATACCCTGTGCCGACGGGGGCAGCAGGTAGATGTTCTTGGGGTCAAGAACAGGGGTCGGCACGCCGCCGACGTTCACATCACGCTCATAGGTAGTCAGAGCGGGCAGTTCGTTGTTCTCAAGAACAGCGTTCACCTGAGCAGTGTTGCCGGGGATGTACCCGCCATTGTTCAGGTTCACGGTGAACTGCTTGTTGCGTGCAATTGCACGCTTGATGGTCGGGGATACCAGGATAGTACCGGGACGGAAGCCGTTGAGCTTCTTGTAGGCGTCCGAGAACTTCTCAAGCTCGCCCAGAATATCTGCGTCAGGGTTGTTGAACTGAATCGCAGAGGTCGGGTTAGCCTCGGGTGCACGGCCCCACTCATCCTCAAACTTCACGCCGCCGCGAGTGGTAGCGGTGAACTTAGCGTTGGTGAGGGTCAGGCCGCGCTGGTATTCCAGAGCATCGATAACAGCATTCACCTGACGGGTGAGGGAGCCGTACACAAGGTTCAGAATCTTGTCGTTGTTCGACAGACGAGCGCGCAGCTGGTCCAGCTCCGACAGAACCTCGGCCTGAGAAATCGGCACGTTCTGGAAGGTGCGGAAGCCCGCCTTGGCGGTGGAGCCACGGAAAGGCTCAGCATCCCAAGCGCGGTTCTTCGCAATCTCCGGGCGGGAGAAGTCGAAATCTTCCAGACGCAGGTCAATCGAATCAACCTGAGTATCCGGGAAGAACGCCGATAGGGAGTTCTTGGCAAGCTCTGCTTGCATTGCAGCATCGTAGAACGCACGGGCTGCGCCGGTCAGCTCCTTAGTCGAGAGGGCTGCGCCAGCATATTCAACGTAGTTGCTCACTTTTCAATCCTCTCTTAAATCCAGATGAAGTGGCCGGTATCAGCGGGCTTAGTAACCTCAGCGGTACCGTCGATCTTCGGCAGGTAGTTCTTATCAATCTGACCGTCAAGAACAACGGCCACGGCGTACTCGCCAGGGGTGAAGTCGAAATCGAACAGCAGGAAGGCGTCAATCTTGCCACCTGCGGTTGCGGGCTTCACAACCTTGTCCGCGCCCTCGCCCTCAAAGACAAGCGGGTAACCGGACGGAAGGCCGGAGTAGAAGGTGTACGCAGTCGCAAAGTCCGAAGTCTTGAGCTTGTAGGTCTGCGCATTGTAAGTCTCAGGGGCGTTGGCAAGCCACTGAGGGGAACGGCGGTTCGCCTTATAGTGCTTGAGGCCAATCATGGCTAAACTCCTCGTTTATTCTTTTCCATGTATTCCTGCATACGGTCGCGGCCAGCCTCTAGCGAGCCGGAAGACTTTACGTCGTTACCTGAGGCAGGGTTGGCGAACTGTGCCGGAAGACCCCGAGGGGTCGGCTCGCTCGCCGGGGGCTGTGCAGAAGCTCCGACTCCGAACGCCTGGAAGTAATCGTTGAGTTTCTGGCGGTCTACACCACCGTCCGCAGCCATAAACTGAGAACGGTCAAGACCTGCAGCAATAGCCTCAACGTTGGCTCCAGGGTGAGAAGCAGCAACGTTGTTCAACTCGGCTAAGAACAGCCGTTCGTTGCTCTGCCGCTTGTATGCCAAGAACTCGTCACGAAGAGCTGCAAGTTCTGCGTTGCCTTCGGGCGCGCTGGCCGGGGTGGACTCCGCCTTAGCGTTGTCCTTGGCGCGGTCTTCCCAGGTACGGGCGTGCCCCTTCCACTTGTCCGCTTCGGCCTGGAGCTTAGCAATTTCCTGCTGCAGCTGTTCGACAGAGGGAGTGGTGGCCGGTTCCTGAGTCAGCGCTGCCATTTCGGCGTTTGCTGCCTTGTTCGGAATCTCGGCTGCGGTGGACACGTTGGCCGTGACTTCTGACATTTCGTATAACCTTTCCGGTGTTTGTGTTTCGGTCGGCGTTTCGCCATTGAGCGCAAACCATCGTTCAACGCCCTCTATGTGCTCTTCTCCTCCAGGGCGTTGAGCCAAACGTTCCAGCAGCTTTTCGCGGCTTGTCCCGTCCAGTACAACAACCTCGTCCGCGCCTATGCGATCCGCAAAGACCGTTCGGTCTGTTGGGTCGGGCAGTGTTCGAGCTATCCAAACGTCCCCGCCTGTATAGTTCTTTGCGTGCTCCTCCATCGCGTAGCGCAGTTGGCGCGCTAAGGTATCGTTCCCACCTGTAGAAGATAGAACCAAATCTAAATCTATTGTAATGTCTCCCTCACGGGAGTGTTCCGCGATATACGTAGATTTTCCGCTGGCCGGGGGGCCGGTCACAACCCTAATCATTATGCAGCATCTTCCCCTTGCTGGCCCTTCCAGTATCGCAGCGCATCCTCAAGCGCGTTCACCCTCCGACGACGGGGGCGAGAGCGCTGACGCCGAAGCGCAGACATCTCGTCCTTCGCCCGGCGGAACTGCAACCCGCCCGAGGGAACTTCCGAGCGCTCTTTAGCTTGGTCGCCCTTGACGGCGTGACGGCGGTTCCGGGGGGTCATGCCGTCGTAAGACCGCTGCACCCGACGGGCTATCTGCGGCCCTGTCTCGCCGGAGACATAATCCACAATGCGGGTGTTCGAGAGGTCTTGCTTCCCTGTCGAACCTGCAATGTCGTAGATGTAATCCAGGTCTTCACGGTTCAGCTTCAAGCCGGGGTCATGCGACTTGGTGATGGGCAGCGTCTCGCACTTGCAGTTATCGTGCAGCGGGTACAGCTGCTTCACGTAGTAAATACGGTCAGCGGCTACCAGGCACAGGCCGCAGGTCCCGGTACGCGAGAGTTCGGGGTGGATGATGCGCCGGTACCCTATCACTTCGTCAGGGTCAGACCGTTCGTAGGTGCGCGCCTCACGCTCACGCTGGACCAGTTTAATTTCCGAGTCGGCTATCTGTCGCACACGTTTCTGCGTCTTCAAGAGCGCTTGCTGGTGCGAGTCGCCTTTAGCGCGGGCGTTACGGTACTCGCGTAGCGGGCGCGCCCACACCTCCTCAGGGGTGATACCGTGACGGGGGTAAATCTCACTTGCAGCTGGCGGCATATTCCGTTTCGGGTATTCAATGCCCTGGTCTTGAAACACCGCCCGCATGTAATCGTCCGTGTCCCGCCGGGCCTGGAGCATTGTATCGAGGACGGCCTCAACAGTATCGTCGATCAGTTCCTCTTCACTGCTGCCGGAAAAGTCCGCCGCCCCCCACAGCGTGAAGAGCCACTGCACCAACGTTTCCAGCAGAGACTCAGAGCGTTGCGCCCTGGCCTCTGCCAGTTCACGAAGCAATGCCACGGACTATTCACCGCCCCCCGCGCGAGACCGAAGCTTTCCGGTTGCGTAGGGGGACGCCCCGTCCACGCCGGGTTCTGCTCCCGCTTCCGGGTTGTTCGGGCTGAACTTACGCAGCCCCTCGTCACGGAAGCTGTGGGGCTGCTCGTGTTCGTGATTCGGGTTGTAGTTCTCGCGCTGGTTAGCCAAACCGGAAGTGGCGTTCTGGACCACCAAATCACGCAGCGCCCCGAAGCCTTCGGCCTCAGAGACCTCTGCGACTTCGTCAGCAGAGAAACCACCGAACTTACGCAACGCCACGGTGAGGGGCACACCTGCCGAGGTGGCGATCTGGACGGCGGTAGCGCGCTCAGCGGCAGAGGCACGGCGGGGGTTCACCCAGTCAATCATCAGGCGCGAAGCTTCGGCCCTATCGTCCTCGCCCTCAATCTGCATTGCGTCAGCGAAGAGCTGCTGCAGCGAAGCCGTGAACATGTCTTCGATATGCTCAATGTCGAACGCCAAGCCTTCGCGCTGAGTTGCCGAGCCTTCGGCAGAACCGGACGCGCCATCAGGGGTGTTCAGGAACAGCGGGGTCTTCGACTCGATCGCCAGCTCTTCGATACTGTCCTTCACTAACAGCCGGACGGGGGTAATGTCTACCGCGCCGGACTCCCACATCTGCGTACCCTCGCCCAGCATCCAGAGCGCGCCGGGGGAGAGCTTGAACATGTCGGGCGCGTACTGAATCTCGTATGCCGTCTTCTGCTTGAAAAAAAAAA